TGGCCCTGCCCGAGTCGGACGAGGAAGCGAACGCCCTCAAGCTCAAGCTGCGCGTCGAGGACTTCCTCGTCGCGGAGGACTCCGACGTGAAGTTCGGCACGCTGACCCCGACCCAGCTCGACGGGTTCATCAAGGCGAACCAGACCGACATCCAACAGCTCGCCGCGGCGTCGCAGACCCCCGTGTACGAGCTCCTCGGAGACCTCATCAACCTCTCCGCGGACGCCCTCGAGGCCGCGCGCGCGTCGCTGACGGCGAAGGTCGAGGAGCGCAAGCAGGGGTTCGGCGAGTCGTGGGAGCAGACGTTCCGCCTCGCCGGCGCGGTGATGAACGACCGTACCTCCGCGCGCGACCTCGGATCGCAGGTCGGGTGGCGCGACACGTCCGTCCGGACGATGGCGCAGGCCGCCGACGCGCTCGGGAAGCTCGCGACCATGCTGAGCGTCCCGGTCGAGATGCTCTGGGAACGCATCCCGAACTTCTCGCAGCAGGACGTTGAAAGGGCCAAGACGCTCATCGAGGAGGGCGGCGCGATGGCTGAGCTGACCGCGCTGCTCCAGGGCGCGCAGGAGCCCGCGGCCGGTGACGACGGTGAACAGCCAGACGCACCGTAAGGCCCAGCTCGCGATCCGGGCCGCGACGGCCCGCGACCTCGAGCGCCTGTTCCCTCTTTTCGACCTCGCGCGCGTACGGGAGACGTGGCCTGCGTTCGAGAAAGCGGCCCTGCTTCTGATCCGGCAACGCGGCCGGATGTCCGCCGGTATCGCGCACGCGTTCTTCGCGGCCGCCCGGCGATCGGCGGGAATCTCCGGCGTCGCTCCGTCGCTGCGCGCGACGCCCACGACGGACGAAATCCTTGCCGGCCTTCGCGTGATGGGGCCGGAGAACTCGTTGAGGCAACTACGCCTAGGCCGAGAGGCCGCGGACGTTCGCCGCACCACGCTGGTCAACCTGGCCGGTGTCGCGACGAAGTACGCGCTCGATCACGGGCGTGACGTGTTGCTCAACGCCGTAAGAGACGACCCCCGGGCGCGGGGTTGGATGCGGGAGGCGTCAGGTGCAGCCTGCGACTTCTGTTCGATGCTCGATGGTCGGACCTACCGGGCCGAAGATACCGCGAGCTTCGAGAGTCACCGGGGTTGCGGATGCTCCGCAGCGCCGGTCTGGTAACTCACCCTGAGGAGGGGACATGAAAGACACTGCCAGCTGGCAGGGAATGATCCGCGCACGCACCGCAGGACGCTTCGCCTTCATGGACGAGGGCGCTGGCGAAGGTGGCGCGGGTGGTGACGGTGGCGCCGGCGACGGCGGTGCCGGAGACGGCGGAGCCGGCAAGGCCGGCGACGTCAAGGAGTTCAAGGCGATCGGGAGCCAGGACGAGCTGGACCGGATCGTCCAGAACCGGATCGCGCGCGAGCGCGACAAGTACAAGGACTACGACGTCCTGAAGACCAAGGCGTCGCAGTTCGACGAGCTCGAGGAGAAGCAGAAGACCGAGCTCCAGAAGGCCCTCGACAAGGCGGCCAAGGCCGAAGGCACCGCGGCGGAGACAAGCCTCACCGCGCTCCGGCTCGAGGTCGCGATCGAGAAGGGCCTCACCGCCGTCCAGGCGAAGCGCCTGGTCGGAAAGGACAAGGCGGAGCTCGAGGCGGACGCCGACGAGCTCGTCAAGTCCTTCACGCCGGAAGGCGACGGCGGGGCAGCGCCGTCAGGGCTCCCCAAGGAGCGCCTGCGCGGAGGCGGCAACCCCACGGGCGAGGTCGACGAGACCGACCCGAGGAAGCTCGCCGAAGGCATCCAGCTCTACTGATAACCGGGTCGGTCCAACAGGGCGGCCCGCGAGGAACGAAGGAGGAAACACATGACCGTAGAGGTCATCAAGGCCGAACGGATCGTGCGCACGATCCTGGGGCTGCTCGAGCGTGAGGTCACGCTCCCGGCCCTCGTGTGGCGCGACGCCGCCGGCGACTTCCGGGGCGCCAAGAACGACACCATTTCGATCCGGCTCCCCAGCTACTTCAACGCGCGGTCGCGTGACCTGCGTTCGGGCGACACCCGGACCAAGGACTCGCTGATCGAGCGGAAGGTCGACGTGACGCTGGACAAGGACATCTACGGCGTCATCGCGATCACCGACGAGGAGCTCACCCTCGACATCGAGTCGTTCAACGGGCAGGTCGTGGCTCCGGTCGCGGGCGGCATCGTTCGGGCGCTCGAGGACGAGCTCGTCACGACCATGTCGGGCGCGTCGTACGAGAACTCGGTCGAGGTCGACACGTCGACCGGCGACGGCTACGCGTTCAACGCTGCCGTCGACGCCCGCAAGTACCTGAACGACGCTCGCGTCCCGGCTTCGGGCCGCGCGATCGTCCTCGGGTCGGGCCTCGAGTCCGCGTTCCTCAAGGACCCGCAGTTCATCCGGGCGGACCAGTCCGGATCGACCGCGACCCTCCGCGAGGCGCAGATCGGCCGCGTCGCCGGGTTCCCGGTGTTCACGGCTCCGGGGCTCGCCCCGGACGAGGGGTACGCGTTCCACCGGACCGCGTACGTCATGTCCACCCGGGCTCCGATGGTTCCGCGCGGCGTGCCGTGGGGCGCCGTCGCCAGCTTCGGCGGGTTCGCGCTGCGCGTTGCGCAGGCGGTCGATCCCGACGAGCTGGTCGACAACTTCCACGCCGACGCGTGGGTCGGAACCAACGTCGTGACCGACAACGGGACCATCAACGAGGACGGCCAGTTCGTCCCGTCGACGGACCCCGAGGCTTCTGGCGAGTCGGACCTGTTCGTCCGCTCCGTGAAGCTGACGCTCGCCGCGTCGTAGCACAGTGACAACCGGAAGCGAGCCGGGGCCTCCCCGGCCCCGGCTCCTACCGGACCATCAGTTCGCTGGCCGACTGCCCGGCAACGCGCGGGCGGTCGTCACGGGCGGGTCGTCCGGGATCGGGGCGGCGATCGTCGACCGCTTGCGGCCTACGTTCACCGTCTGCGAGATGTCGCGCCGCTCGGGCGTCGACGTCACGGACCCTGAGGCCGTCGCGGACTGGCTCGACCAGTTCGTAGACAAGCACGGGGCCCCCGAACTGCTCGTCAACTGCGCCGGGATCACCGAGCCGGCGTCGTTCCTCGAGATGCCGGTCGAGTCGTTCCGCCGGCAGCTCGACGTCAACTTGACCGGGACGTTCATCGCGTCGCAGGAGTTCGCGCGACGGGTGAGCGGCGCCGGGATGATCGTGAACGTTGCATCAACCGCAGGAACCCGGCCGAGCCCCGGCTGGGCCGCGTACGCCGCCTCCAAGGCGGCGGTCATCAACCTGTCTCAGACCATGGCGGCCGAGCTCGAGCCGCACGGCATCCGCGTCTACTGCCTCGTCCCCGGACGGTGCGCGACGCCGCTTCGCCGGACACTCGAACCCGAGGAGGACCAAGCCACCATCATGCAGCCCGACGAGGTCGCCCGCGTAGTCGAGCTCCTGTTCCGCGATCCGGGGCTGCTCATCGGCCAGCCGATCCTCGTGCGGCGTCCGTGAACGAATCGCGACTCCGCCGCCTAGAGGGAAACACCGAACTCGCCGCATGCCGGCGGCTCGCGAAGCTCGCGCGCCGCGTACCCGCGGACCAAGAAATCGTTGAGATAGGCGCGTACAAAGGTCGCACGTCCTGCTGGCTCGCCGCCGGCGCTAGAGACGGGAAGGGCGCGCAGGTCACGAGCATCGACCCGTGGAACCTCTCGGAGGGGCAGTCCCCGCTCTACGCGAGCGCGGGCGAGCACGACAAGTACCTCTCCGCGTACGAGACGTTCCTCAAGCAGACGGACGGATACGCCATCTGGTCGATCCGGGCGTTCTCGCTAGACGTCGCGCGCCGGTGGAACGAGCCGATCGGACTCCTGTACCTCGACGGCGACCACTCGTTCGAGGCCGTCTGCGCCGACTACGCGGCGTGGTCCCCGTTCATCGTCAAGGGCGGCTGGATCGCTCTGCACGACTACGGGAACCCGCGCCTCGGCGTTCGGAGGGCCGTCGACGAGGTCATCCGCCCGAGTGGGTTGTGGGATCGCGAGGAGTCGCTGCTCTGGACGAGGCGCCCCGAACGCCGTGGCCTATGGTTGGCGAGGCGGTCGTGAGGGTCCACTTCGACACCGGGCGCAACCGCTCAC